GGTCCCGCCAGCCCGCCGCATGCCTACTTAAAAAAGTTTTTAGCTGATTCGGTTTTCAGAAAAAGGACGGCCCATGAATGACCAAAACCCAGCGCCGAAGACCATCCCCCAGGTCCAAATGGATACTGACCGCCGCAAGGTGATTTCATTGGACAAATCCCCACGCTGGTGTTAAAGGATGGTGCGAAAAACCCACCAACCCATGCGCGGAGCCGGCCATCGACCTGCAAAAAATCCAAAAGCGAATTGCCGACCTGGCCGCCAGCTGGCGGGCGTACCACGAGCTGACGACCAAGGACAAAACCAAGGTCACCAAGGGCGACCGGACCCGTATTCAGCACCTGGAGATTGAGCTTAAGTCCATCCTGGCCCCTGAGGAACGGTCCGATCTGACGGTTGACGTTATGACCGTCGCCAAGTTTTTCGGGGTGTCGGATCGATCCATCCAAAAATGGCGGGTTAGGGGATGTCCCAAGCTCAAGCACGGGCTGTACGATCTGAAGGCGGTGTTCGAGTGGTGGGTGGATAACGTCGGCAGCGGACATGACTCGAAGGACACGGAAAACATCAAACTGGAGTATTGGCGGTGGAAAACCGAGAATGAACGCATGAAGGCGGAACAGACCAGCGGTGTATTGGTCCCTCGGGCAGATATCGCCCGCCTTTGGTCCGGCCGCGTGCTTGAGGTGGGGACTGGGCTTTATTACCTAGCTTCCTGCCTGCCGCCTTTGCTTGAGGCCAAGTCGCAGCGGGAGATGACCGCTGTTGTGCGCGCTGAGATCAAAAAACTGCATGAAAACTACTCCAGGACCGGCCGGTTTTGCCCACGATCGGATCAAAAACAGCGCGGAAGGCCGCTAAAGGGGACCGCAAAGCCCCCGAAATCCGCGGGAAAGGCCACAAAATGAGCAAAGAAAACCTATTCTGGCCCGAAGAAATCATGATTTGGCCGGTTGCTAAGGACCTGAAAATGTCGGAATGGGCCCCCGAATATCGCGTCTTGGGTGCACACTCGGCCATCAAAGGGGGATATCGCCTTGAAATGGTGCCGTTTTTTGCCTGGCTCATGGACAAAATCCAAGATCCAAACATCCGAACCGTGGTGGTTTGTAAGCCCGCGCAGATAGGTGGCACGGACTTTGCGTTATGCGTGATCGGTTACTATGCCCACCAGGAAGGGGCCCTATGTATGTGTGTCCTGGCGGACCAGCGGACATCAGAATATGTCAGCAGCAAGAAACTCAAGGTGATGCTGGAATCGTCAGAGGCTATGGCCGCGCTCATTAATCACGACTGTTACACCAAAGACGAAATGGAATTATTAAACGGCGCCTACATCACGATAGGATGGGCGTCGAGTGTGTCCACCATGGGCACACGGCCAATCCGGATAATGTATTTCGACGAAATAGACCAACCCGGCTATAGCGTCATTGACTCCATTTCGTTGGGTCGGGAGCGCAGCAATACGTTCCCGGATCGGAAACACCTCCTTACCAGCACCCCGACGACCGAGGCCGGGAACATCATCCGGGAGTTGGAATCGTGCGATCTGGTTTATGACTGGCATGTGCCATGCCCACATTGCGGCCAATACCAGATTTTACGGTGGAACAAGGAGCACTGCTATGGGCTCAAGGACGGGCTCTACCGCGCCGAAGATGGAACGATGCACCCGGTGGGGATGGTGATTTGGGAGGGCGGAACGTCGGCCAGCAACCAACAGATCATGGAGACCGCCCGCTACCAATGCGGCAAATGCGGGGAATTGTGGACTACGGCGCAGAAGAACGAGGCGGTACGGCAGGGACGAGGAATCCCGCGCACTGACCACACCGGCTGGGAACGCAAGATCGGGATGCACGTCAACCGGATTTATTCGCTGTTCGACGGCGGCCGGCTGGAAGAGATCGTCATGGAGTTTATCCATTCCCGCCGGGTACCGGAACACGAACGCGCCAAAGCGCTCCAGGGCTTCATCAACTCCTCTCTGGCGGAGCCGTGGGTGCAGATAGTCACCACAACAACGGACACATCGGTCTTGGCCGCACGATGTGCATTGCCTGCCATGACAGCACCGGCTGAAACTGTCGCGCTCACCTGCGGGATTGACTCCCAGAAACACGGGTTTTGGTTCGCTGTCCGGGCATGGGCTCGCAACTATACATCGTGGCTGATTCATTACGGCCAACTGGCCGACTTCGACGAACTAGAGCAGCTCCTCTTCGGGTCCACTTATCCGGTCGATGGAGATCCGGGCCGACTACTCCATATTTGGCGGGCAGCCATTGACACCGGGGGCGGCAGCCAGGGCGCGGACGGTTACAACATCACCGAAAACGTTTACCACTGGGTGCGCAAGGTCGGCACGGGGAGAAGTTGCCGAGTATTCGCTTGCAAGGGGAGTTCCGCTCCGCTCGGTGATGCAGTCGCCCGATTCGGGAAGGCAAAGGACTGGGCTCCCAGCGGGAAACCATTACCCGGTGGGTTGCAGCTGGTGATGGTGGATTCTTCCCAGGCAAAAGATATGGTGCATACGCGCCTGGCCAACGCTGTAAGCCTCGATGGCTTGCAAGCGTTCTTGCACGCAGAGACCGATCAAATCTATCTGCGACATATCACTGCCGAAGAGAAGCGCCGGGATCGCCGCGGAAACGTCGGATGGGTACAGCTTCGGCGGGACAACCATTTACTTGACGCTGAGGGGCTGGCCATGGCCCTTGCGGAACCGACATGGCCGGGGGGTGGGATAAATATCGTGCGGGGTGGGCCATCGGTGCGGCCGCAAAAACCAACGCACGAAACGCCGAATATAGGGAGGAGAATAAACCCATGGGCAAAACGCAGGTAAAGATTAAGCGCAGAACGGTTGCGGTTCCGTCAACGGCTAGCCAGGTGGAGCACTTATTGACGGCACCCAACGACGTAGTTTTGATGTCCGTTGCGGAAGAAGTGGTTCTGCCGACAGACGATAGTCTCCGGCAACGGATGCAGGATGAGATCCGCGGAGAATTATCGACAAATTATGTCCTGCAAATTGCGGGGGCATATTGTCCACGTTGCCATTGTAAGCGAACCCGCGTCAGGACCACGAGGCCGCCCGAAGCGGGCCTCAGGGTTCGTTACCATGTCTGCCCCATTTGTAAGGTGAGGTTCAAAAGCCTGGAATTGGTTTGACCTTTTTGTGACTGCGAGTACTACGACGTAGTATCGACCCCCTTGACATCCGCCCGAATACTGTCATAGCCTGAATTTGTTTAGTAAAAATCTGGGTTTCCAGAGGGAGGCGGCCACCTCCCGACGGGACGAAAGAACAAAAGAACGGCAGTCTGGTGCCAGTCCATCAGATTTGCCGTTTTTTTGTTGCCCACAGTCTGAAGAGGAGTCGCATGGCAACAGCCACGGAACTACTCGCTGCAATCGATACGGCTATTCTGGATGTTCTTCAGAACGGCCAGCACATCACCGCCGAAGGCCAGGCTTACACCAAGGCCGACTTGCTCACTCTCCAGAAAATGCGTTCTGAATATGTCACCACGGCGGCAACCAGCAGATCCGGCGGGATATTCGACCGGATGAAAACGGGGGTGCCTTATCGTGGCGCCTAACATTCCTCGACCGATCTTATACGATTCCCGCGGACGCCAGGTACAAGCTGGCACGTCGGGCCGATGGTTCCGCCGCTCCGGCGCATCTACTCAGGGAACTCTCTCCAACTGGGTTTCCCAGATCATCAACAATCGCATAGCCGAATCCGAGAAGCGCAAGACCAGCAACCGCGCCTGGGACCTGTACCTGAACGATGCCATGTCTCACGGCATCATGGAGGGGTTAGTCACCGAGATCATCGGCACCGGTCTCACTCCTCAAGCGCAACCGATGCTTTCTTGGTTGGGGTTGGATATCCAATGGCAACAACAATACCAACAGCGGATTTACGATCTATTCGAGATTTGGGGACTAGATCCGCGCAACTGGTGTGATGCCACCAGGCGGCAGAACATCTACATGCTGCAGGCGCTCGCGTTGTTCCATTGGAAACTTGACGGCATCGGATTGTTCCAAGTGCTTTCAAAACAAGATGTCGGCCGCCCACTTTCGCTTTCCATCCTCCCCATCGACCCAGCCCGGCTGGTGACTCCCTCCGACAAACAGCAAGCCGACATCTACGACGGCGTAGAGCTGGACAAAGACGGTGCCGTTAAGGCGGTCTGGATCATCAAAGAACCCAAAAACAAGTTTTCGCAGCTCTACATCACGGCCAACTCCAGTCAATGCGCCAGGGTCCCAGTGTTCAATGACGCGACCGGGCTCCCGAACGTGCTGCTGGTTTGTGATGTGCGCAATATCGCTGAATATCGGCAGGACTCGATCTTCGGCTCCATGATCAAGGAACTGCGCGACAACTCCGACTTCACCGAAGCCGCCCTGGTTAAGGCGCTGATTTCCAACTTGTTCGCCCTTTTTGTCGAGGACACCTACGGCATGCAGAACAATTCCGCTACCGACTGGGCCGACCGCATCCAGGAAGTTGAAAAGGGCACGATCATCGTCGGCCAGAACGGCGAGAAACCCCATGTCATCGAGAATGATGCTCCGGGCCCCAACTTCGAAATGATGTTCAAGACGATCATCAGGCGGCTGGGGATGGCCACCGGCCGCGGACCAGAGAACGTGTCACGAGAATACAATTCGAGCTACTCGGCCAGCATGGCCAGCATGGAGAACGCCGGGAAATTCGACGACACTGACCGGATGGTTGTTGTCAACCGATTCTGCCAACCACTGCTGATGTGGATGAGCTACGAAGCTGTGCTTCGCGGTCTTCTGCCGGTGGATTCCGTGGATGTGTTCCTGCAAAACATGTACGCCTACACCAAAACTGAATGGTTGCCACCCAAAGCCCGCCCCATAGACAAGCAGAAAGCCGCCAACGCTGACGAAACACGGCTCAAAAACGGCACCCGGACATACTCCGACATCTTCGGCGAGCAGAGCAAAGACTGGCGGGCCATGCGTCGTCAGCGGGCTGTTGAACTGTCTTACGACAAAGAGCTCGAGGCGGAATACGACATTTCACTGAATCCGGCACCGATTGCGAAACAGGCAGTAGCAAAACCGGGACAGCCACAGCCGCCAGGATCACCGCCGGCCGAGGAACAGGTGGCACAGTCCCCGGTCATGGTCAATGTCCATATGCCGAAACCAAGAATTCGCAAAATCCGCGCTAGCAGAACAGCGACCGGCGAAATAATCGGCGAAATAATCGAAGAAGAAGACCCGGCACCGCCGGGAGGCGGAGACATAGATGGCTAACGCTCTATACGACGGGGGCAGGAACCGGTTCGCTCGTGGTGAAATCGCATGGAAGGCGGGAAGTGAGAACGTGATCCGCGCCTTTTTGCTTGATGCCACCAAGTACAATCCGGACTTGGCTGCACATGAATGTCTGGATGATGTCCCCATCTTGGCACGAAATGGCAACAAGGGCGCCAGCGCACGACAAAGCGCACCCAGGCTTACGCTGATCAACCCTGTGGCCGGGGTCTGTGACGCGATAGATGTCACGTTCGCGGCTATACCGCCAGGCCCCCCACTCGGGTTCATGCTCATTTTTGAAGACACGGGAGCTGATGCTAGCTCGCCATTGATCGCCTTACTGGATTCCGCTGGTATGTTCCCGGTAACACCAAACGGGGCCGATATCACGATCATCTGGGACGAAGGCGCCAACAAAATATTCAAGCTCTAATTCGCAACAGGAGGCGATTATGCACCAGGAAGCCATGATTCCCGAGGCGATAGCCGATGCAAGAATCATCCGCGCCAGTGACATGACGGAGTTGGTTAAACCCAGATCGATCAGTGACGGCATCATTACCCGCGCTGGCGGACTGACCGAAGAGATGCAGGCCAAGGGACAGTATTTCGTCCAGATATTTGATGGCAAGGGAAACCTGAAATCGCAGGACACGATTCAGAACGTGGTGTGCTCAGTGGGAAAGATTCTGGCTCTGGACACGTTCCTGGCGGCTGCCTCTTATGCGGTGGTTGGTCCGTTTTTGGGGCTGATTTCTTCAGTCACCTACACAGGTGTGCCGGTTACTGCTGACACAATGGGGTCGCATGGTACTTGGTACGAGGTCAGCGCAACGACCTACTTCCCGACTGTGGCGGCCAGAATCACCACTAACGGGGGGTGGAGCGCTGCCGGCGGGGCTGGATCTAAAGCTCTTGCTACGGCGCTGAGTTTCACCATCATCACCAACCCTGGGACAGTTAAGGGCTGCTTCTTGGTGTTCGGTTCTGGCGCAGTGGCCACCCTGGGCAGCGCTGCCGGGACACTGTATAGCGCTGGGGTGTTCACGGGCGGGGACAAGGTAGTTGCAGTGAGCGATATTTTGCAGGTTTCATACACCGCTACTATGTAGGTTGAGGTAAAGCCGTGGCCGTTAAGACCTTCTACTGGAAAAATGCCGTCCCTTCTGGAGCGACGCTTCATAGGTCGCTTCAGGACGGCGGCACTGCTCCTACCAATGCTACTACCACGACCGGGTGGGTAGTAAATCAGAAGGCAATAGCACAGAGTTGTATCCAGAACGGCGGTACGGAGATTGGTCGTACCGACGCTCAATGGGGTACTACATTACAACCGTCAGCAGCACCATCCCAGACCATTGGTGATTGCTGGCGGTCAGAGAATGTTATTAACGGTGATTTCGCCAACACCAACTGGACCATCACCCTTGGTTTTCGCTCCGTCACACTAGCCTATCTCGGCAGATTCAAGCTGGCCGTGCGGCTGTGGCGATCAACCAACGCTAACGGTGCCAGTGCGGTTGAGCTTAGTGGTGCGCGAGTAGTGTCGGCGGCCACTACTGCCAACCTATCCACCAGTGCCGATACGACGCTCTCCTGGACCTGGAGTCCGGGAGCCATTAAGACCCTGACCAATGAGTACCTGTTTGTTAATGTCGGCATTGAAATCACTGCGGCTGGCAGTGCTAACACCCAGGACATGGATTTCCGGGTAGGTTCCGCTTACACCCTGGTGACCTCCGACTTTACCCCGGCAGCCATCACGGCGGATATAACCGAGGCGGCTTCGGCTTCGGATTCACCAAGCGCTACCCAGACCGCCTACGCCGCCGGGTCGGAAGCCGCGACCGCGACCGACACCAAGGATGGAACGGTTTATACTGCTGCGGCCATCACTGAACCAGCGGCGGCAGTC